AACGAAGGAGATGATGCAGACGGACCGACTGACTGAGCTATACGGCGAACTGCGGGACCGCGGCGTTTTTCTTTCGTCCGGTTCCTACCGCCTAAAAGGCGACTGCGACTCTATCGTCGTCTGCGACGGCAGGCGGTACGGCGTTTTCCTGGACATCGACAAGATTCAAACATTGGTCCAGGAGAAGGAGGCTGTCAGCCATGAGTGGGCGCACATTGTTACCGGCGCGACGTACACGTTTGATGCCTCTCCTGCCGTGCAGGCCAAGGCGGAACGCCGCGCTATGGTGGCACAAATAAAAAAGCTCCTCCCGTTCGAAGAACTGAGAGGAGCAATAATAAACGGCTATACAACCAGATTTGAGCTATCCGAGTATTTCATGGTATCCGAGGATACCGTTTCCGAGGCGATAGAATATTATACCGGCCCCTGCGGGCTGGAGTTTTAAGGAGGCGCACTAATGTACATTTTCGGACTTCTTCTAATCCTTTTTATCGCCGCTCTCGTCTACTCCCGCCGGGCGGACCGCCGGGAAAAAGCCCCCGTCATAACCGCTGCCTCTGCCCCTGCGCCTGCCGCATCGACCGACCAGCCGCAGCCCGGTGAGCCCTACTCTTTCAAGGCCGTCGGGGTCCATTACCGCGCCGACGTTCTCGAATACATCGGGAAAGAGGCTAAAATGTACAATCTGTCCGATGACGAGCTCCTGGCGAAATGCACGGGCGGCAAGCGTGTGTACCGCTATTCCTTCTGGGGCCTTCCAGGGGCCCTGGAGCCGGAGCCTGATAACCCGCACGATCCGAACGCGAACCAGGTCATGCTGGACGGCATCCGCATCGGCTATGTCCCCGCGGATTTGTGCCCGCAGGTCGCCGACCTGCTGCGGCAGGGCTATCATGTGGATGTCAACGTCCGCGGCGGCCCCGTCAAATTCGTCAGTGATGGTGAAGTGCTCTCCGGTGATTTTGGGTACACCGTCTACGTCGATATGAAAAAATAAAAAATCCCCCGCCAGAGCTGCTGCCCCGGCGGGGGATCTGAGAAGGGAGGGCCTTATGGCAAAGAAAAAGAAAATCAAAGGCCTGACGCTGCGGGCGGACGGTCGCTACCAGGTCAGCGCCACGGTTGGCGGCAAGCGAAAATTTTTCTACAGTCGGGATCCGGACGAGGCGCTGCGGCTGCGGGACGAATTTTTGGATGCGCTGCGCAACCCCGCGCCGGTGACTTTCGCTCAGGTGGCCGCGGACTGGCAGGAGGCCCACTGGCCGGAGATCGGGCCCGGCACCCGCTCCACCTATCAGGCATGTCTGGGCCGGGCCATCGACGAGGCCGGGGCCGCCGCTCTGGCCGACGTGGGCGCGTCGGAGATCCAGGCGGTGCTGCTTCGCATGGCCGCCCAGGGCTACAGCGCCCGGACCGTCAAGGCGCAAAAGGTGGTTTTCAATCTGATCTTCAAGCACGCTATCATCCTGGGCCTGACCACCTTTAACCCGGTCCCGGCGGTCAGCGTCCCCGCCGGCCTGCCGAAGGCCACACGAGAGGCCCCGGAGGATGACGTAATCCAGCGGATCCAGGAGGGGCTCGGCCTCACCTTTGGACTGTTCGCCTTTTTCCTGCTCTACACCGGCTGCCGGAAGGGCGAGGCCCTGGCAATGCAGTGGACGGACATTGATTTCGACAGGCGCATGATCCGCGTCTCCCGATCCCTCGCCTTCGACCGGGGGCGGCCCTATGTCAAGGCCCCGAAGACCCGCGCCGGCGTCCGGGAGGTCCCTCTTCTGCCGGATCTGGCCGACGCGCTTTTGCCCCTGCGGCAGAAGTCCGGCTATCTCTTTCACCGGCAAAACGGCGAGCCTTTGGACAGCAAGACTTATGAGCGCTGGTGGAAGCATTATTGCAAGGATGCCGGATTCTGCTCCTACCATCCCGAGCCTCGCCTGGACAAAAACGGCAGGGCCTACACCTACCAGAAATGCACCCTGACCCTCACCGCCCATCAGCTCCGGCACGGCTATGCGACCATGCTCTACGAAGCCGGCGTTGACGTGCAGCTGGCCAAAACCCTGCTCGGCCATGCTGACATCTCCGTGACGCAGGGGATCTACACCCACATACGCAACAAAAAACAGGCCAGCGCAGCCGGCCTGCTGGAAGCCTACCTTGCCGATCAGAAGCGCAGCCGCCTGCGTGTGGTCAGCGAATAGGCCTGCCGCGATGTCAAATTGATGTCAATTTTCGTTTCCCCCCTTATATGTCTTAATTTTTATCTGACTACGAATCAGTAGGTCGGGGGTTCGAGTCCCTTCTGGCGCGCCACAGGAAAAACCGGTCCAAGTGCTCCACTTGGGCCGGATTTTTCTGTATTTTCGTGGATTCGTCTCGCAAAACACCCCTATTTCTTGCTTTTTTGCTCCACTCGGCGTTTTTCCTGCGGCCCTATTTTCATCTGCCCCGATGCATTTTTAAGCGCTTTTGTGCGCTTTTGAGCGCAAAAATGATGTCAAAAATGATGTCAGCCAAACTCACCCCCGAGGAGGCTCAGTCCTCCTCGGGGGCGTCTTTTCCGCCTACTCCGCCTCGTAAGCCTCGACGGTGGATACAAAATCCGTCTCTTCCGCGGCCTTCCGGGCTGCGATGGCTGCGACGGCCTCCTCAATCGTGTCAAACACGCCTAAATACTGATGCTTATACGTTGCCTGCCAGGGCTTGCCGGATCGCCTTGCTGTTACGCCGACCACGCCGGATTTTGGCAACCCGGAATCATATCGCTGATCTGCCGGCATGTGCCGCCGCCCGCGCTTGATGTCCGCATCGTTTTGGAGCAGGCGGCGGCGCTCGGCGTCACAGGCGTCGCCGCAGGTAATGGTTGGGGTTTTTGCCCGGTCTCCGGTGATCGGCTCACCGCAGATCACGCAAAGCCGCACGCCCTCCTTGGCCGCCCTCCGTTTTTTATGGCCTGGATCGTAGTCTTTTTGGTACTCTCGTTTTTTGGGCCGCCGATTCTCCCGGATCGCCTCGTCAGAGCAGGCTTTGCAATAGCGCTGTTGGCCGCCGGTCAGGATGTATTCGCCGCCGCAGCGCTCACAGGTACACACGCTCCCAAGCTTCCGGGCGGAACCCCTTTTTTTATGCTCCCGGTCCCGCTCCCGGGCTTTCTCCGCCCGGCAGTCTGGACAGTATTTGGCGCTGGGGCCGCCGACAAACCCGGCACCGCAGACCGTGCAGATGCGCGGGCGCTTGACGCTCTCCTGTTTCGCTCGCTTGCGACATGCGTCACACAATGTACGCTCCGTTTGCGCCGGGGCCTGGAACTCTTTGCCGCACCGCCGACAGCGGCGGTACCGCTCACTGCGGGCCATTACAGGTGCGCCTCGATCAGCTCGTCGATAACCTGGGCCGCGGTTTTCCCGCCGGCCCGGCTGGCCCGGCGGACTCGCTCCGCGTTGCTGGCCTTGATCCGGTAGGCCACCAGCTCTTGGCTATCGTCCTCGACGATCTCGCCAAACTCGGCTTGATAATCATCCGCGTTCATGTGCTCCTCTGCCCATGCCCTGGCCTCCTCCAGGGTCAGAGGCCGGATTTCCTCGCCGCCAGACCACTCGTTCTGTCCGACGGTGCGTGCGTACTTGCTCAGGGGGCCGCCTTCCCCGTGGAGGAAATACTCGCCCGTCTTTTTCCGGTACAGCGTTTCGATCCAATGGGTATAGTCCCGTGTGTCGTAGGTGTTGGCGCCGCAGCCCAGCGCCTTAGCGGTGTCGGTGTCATAGAGCTTGCCATTGATGATTTTTTTCATGATGCTTTCTCCTTTCGATCTTTGTGGGTCCGGCCCTCACTGGAGCGCCGGAGATGATCCGTTGCTCCAGTAAGGGCCAGGCCGTGCGGTTTATTCGATCACTTCTTCTTTGTGCTCGTCGCTCACGCTCTCCCATGCCGCGGAATCCTCGCACATGCTGCGCCATTCGTCCATGTCGGCGGGCATTTCCCAGCCGAAAACCACATGTTCAACCTTTTCGCCGCTTTTCAGCGTGGTGGAAACCAGCAGCGCGGGCTGGCGGTGATCCTCTCGGGATTCATCGCACAGGGCGATTGCGGTGCATGATGTGATGGTGTACTCTTCAAATTTCTTCATGGTGTTACCTCCCGGCCTGCGGCCTTGATCTTGGATTTTTGGGGTGTCCCCCTCAACTGTCTACATTCTACCATAGAGTTGCTAGCAAGTAAATCGGCAGATGCGACAAACTTGCTAGCAAGTCTTTGTATAATCTGCTGAATTGATAGCAACTCGAATTTCCCGGGCATAAAAAAGAGGGGAACCGGATCACTCCGACTCCCCTTTTGCACACCGGGGGCGCTGCCCCCTAACATGATATCATGATATCATTATATCATGATATCATTTTCCGTCGTCCAGATCCTCGATCCGGCACAGGCCGGCCAGGTCCAGGGTCCGCTCGCACATGATGGCCACCTCCTGCCTGGTGGCGTAGCCCTGTGGCCGGGTTCCGTCGGTGATCCCGTCTGCGATGGCCTCGCCCAGCTCCGGCCGGGCCCAGCCGCTGGGCTGGGTATCCGCGCCGATGAGCAGTTCCTTGACTGCCTCGATGGCCTCCTCCTTCGCCTGTCGCCGGGTCTCTGCCAGCAGCTGCTCCAACTCCGCTTTTGTGATGCTCACGGTGTCCGCCTCCTCTCTGGCATAGGTCCAGATCCCGGCCGCCGCCAGATCCCGGCACTCGTTGATGTCCACGGCCACGCCGCAGACGCTGGTCTGGGCCTTGGCCTGGTACACAGTCCGGGCCTCGGACAGCTTGCCGTAGCTCCAGGCCAGAGTCTGCCAGAAACCGCGGCACGCGCCATAGGCCGCCATGTACTCGATCAGGCTATAGCCGCCGTACACGCCAACGGCCCAGGGGCCGGAGTTCTGCCGCGCCCCGCGCAGGTACTCCCGGATGGCCTCGAAGTCGGCTTTCTGCGCATCGTAGTCCACGGCAAAATAGATGATCGCGTCCTCCGGCATGCCGATCTCCCGGGCCAGCGCCTGGGCCTGGGCCCCGTCCACGCAGCCGGCGGAGTAGCCGGCCCGGGCCCGGGTCTCCGTGGTTTCCCACACGCAGAGGATGCTAAGCCCCGCGCCGGTGATCCGCTCCGCTTCCTCCCGCGTCAGTGCCTTCCACGCTGTGGCCCCGGAGTTGGGCACCAGGTACCGGCCCACGAAGGCATAGCCCGCCGCCTTCAGATCCTCGCAGTTTTTGGCCGTGAGCTTTGTGGCGCAGTCCACGCCCAGGATCATGTCACTCATGCTTTTCGTCCTCCTCCCCGGCCGTGGGCGTCTGGGCCTCCCCGGCCTTGTCCACGGCTGCCTGCCCCACCTTCAGAATCTTTGCCAGCCAGCCGGGAACCCTGGCCCCCAGCTTCACCGCGTTTTCCAGGATGCTCCCGGCCTCGGTCAGGATGTACCAAGCCAGGACCAAAGGCAGCAGCAGGCCCGGATTCTGCACCGTGGCCATGGGCAGCGGGATTTGCGGCAGCAGGTGGACGAACACCGCGTCCGCGATTCCCGCCACCAGCACCACCAGGATCATCCCGCCCTTGTGCCACAGGCCCTGCCGGGCGATTGGGCTGCTCCACTCGCCGTTTTTGGCCGCTGCCGCGCTGCCGGAGACGTAGTCCAGGGCCATGGCCAGCACCCAGAGCAGCAGCATCATGCCTTTCCACCCCAGCAGCTCCCCCGCCGCCCCGAAAAAGGCGGTCAGGGCAATCTTGATTTGTAACGCTTTGTCGTGCATCTTTGTCCCCTCCCCACTAGATGAAGCTCGGATAAACCGCCTCTGTGGTCAGCGCGCCCTCGATGGTCTGCACGAGCAGGTGGGCCATACGCTCATGCGCCCGCTCCAGCGGGTGCTGCCGGTCCTGATAGAACCACGGCACCGGGTTCGCGTTGTAAATTTTCGCCGGGATTTCGCTGACGGCGTTGACCGTCGCGGCATGGCCCAGAACCATAGGATTCAGCATCGCGTCCGAAAACATGTCGCAGCACGGGATCCCCATGGCAACGCAGAAATTGACAATGGCGTCCCGGTAGTCCCTCAGTTTCAGGCCAAGGCTATTTGTTGCCGTATCCAAAAAATCATAGACGTAGCTCGTCGGGTTGGTGAGTTTGACGCCCCTGTGCAGCATCGTAATCATGACGATGGTGGCCCCCTTGCAGGCCGACTGAATTTTGCTCACCACCTTGTACATCTCACTGTACAGCGTCCCGGAGTCTGTCGTCATTGCCTCCAGGTCCCCGATCGGCGTCCCCCGTGTAAAGTCATTGCCTCCGCCCCGGAGGAGCACCAGATTGCAGGCGTTGGAGGCTAGGGCGTCCACTTGATCGTAGATGTAGCCATAGCCATCATGCGGGCCGAAGCAGGCCCCGCCAACCGCGTCGTTGCTCAGCACCTGGATCCCTAGCTCTGCGCATGCCGCCTCCCCGAACGGATTTTTTACTTTCTGCATGGTCCCCTCGACGCTGGCCCAGTTGCCCGCCATGACGGAATCCCCGAAAATTTTGCACGTTTTCCCCTTCCAGTTGGAGCGCGGGTGCTTTGGGATCTCGTAGATATAAAAATCCGCCAGGTCCGCTGCCGCCACCGCGGCCTTCACGATCGGCCCTGGATCGCCCTCCCCGGCCACGCCCAGGGACAGGCCGTTGATGACGTAGGGCGAGATCGTCTTGTCTACCGCGATGCTCTTGCGGAAGGTGCCGTCGGCGTAGTAAAAATTAAATCGATGCACCCAGGGGAAAACGTAGTAGCAGGCCGGATCATATGGAATCGTAAATTCCCGCCAGTTCGAGGACGCCGAAAAAACGCCGTCCACCGTCACCCCGTTGACGGGCGTCAGCGTTTTGGCCAGGTCCGCCCCGTGGTACGGTGTGACCTGCTGCGCGATCACAGCCTCCAGCGCTTCGATCCCCGCGTTCTGGGCCATTTCGCTCCACGCGGTCCAGGTGCCCAGGTAGTATCGCAGAAAAAAGCGTCCTGCCGCGTCGATTACTGCCTGAAAGTACGCCGCGTTCGAAGATCCCTTGGAGACGATCAGCCGATGCTGCCGCGTCGTCGGGCTGTGTCCGATAGCCGCCGCCGTCGCGTCGGACGCACAGCGGTAGACCCCCGGCGTTTTCATGTCGTCATATTCCGCATCAGAGCCCAGGTAGCTGTTGATGTGGGTCAGCTTCCAGGTCCCCGCCGCGCTGGCCTCTGCCGCCTCCGCCTGGGCCGCAGCCTGCTCGGAGTAATATTTCGCATTGTTCGTCGAGCTTGCCGGGTCACTGGACTCGCCGCCGGTTGCCCAGGCTTCCGCCGCTTCGGCCTGCCCGTTCATCGCCTCCAAGGCGTCCACGATAGCGCCCCGGACATCTTTTCCATATACCGCGCTTCCGATTGCGGCGATTTCTGTAGAAATATCTGCCATGGTTTCCCTCCTTACGAATAATCGGAGCCGTTGATGACTCTCAAGCCGCCTTCCTTCTGCGCTGTCTTCTGCGTCAGCGTTCTCGGCGGCCTTTTGTACCAGATCGACGGCGGGCCCATCGTGTACTTTGTCTTTTCCGGCTCATCCAACGGGATCGTCATTTCTGTGACTGCGAACGTGCTATCCAGATCGTGCCAGGCCGAACGGACCTGTACTTTGTCCAGGAGCTCCAGCGCCTCGATCTCCGGATCGAGGATGTGCAGATCCAGCGCAGTTACATCCAGCGTAAGCTCGCCGTACTTGTACGTCGCAAGCCACTCTGCAGCGCATGCCGCCAGTACGTCTGGATCATCCACGTCTGCGAAGTCTACGACTTTTTCTATTCGCATCCCCCGCAGCAGCGGCGGGATCAGGTTGGTATCCCGCATCAGGTAGATCTGATTGATCCGCATGTAACCCGTTGGCACTGACGTGGCGTTTTCGATCGTCAGCTTGAGCTTGGCCCCTGTGATCGGCTGGGTCCACTCGGCGCCCCGCGGGTAAACCACCGTGCAGTAGTCTGCCGCGTTCCTGGTCCGCGTGAAGTCCAGCAGATTCTCCCCGAAGTCCAGCACCTGGGTCGCCGTCGCCGGATAGTCGTTCAGCAGATTGAGGGTGAGCCCGTTCTCTTCGTCCCACAGCAGCTGTATCACCCCGCCCAGCTCGTCCACGATGCTGCGGATCGTCTCCAGCGTCGTTCTGTCGTCTGAGTAGTAGTTTTCATGGTCCGCCGGGTCCTCGATGCTGATTGTGTTCAGGTAGATGCGTCGATTTTCCTGCACTTTCGCGTTGTGCTCAAAAATGATCGCCCTTAGATATCCGCCCAGGCCGCTGTCATAGGTCCCCGCCGCCGCGATCGTATCGTTCAGGTAGGCCAGCGCCCCCTCGCAGAAGATTTTGCGGCTTCCCCAGATGTCCCGGCTCTCGCTGAGTACCCTGCCGGTCCAGATCACGGTTTCGTCTCGCTCCACAAAGACTGTTGTGAGCAGCAGCTGGATCGCCTCATAGCCCGCGTTCGTCTGCGGCATTTCGAACGTTAAGCTCCCCGCCGCCCCCGCCGCCATTTTCAGGGACGGGCTGATCAGCTTGTGCTCCAGAAGAGGTGACGCATCGTCGAAAATGCAGGTTTTTACATACGTCCCGCTCACCAGATTTTGCGCGTAAATAGTGTACATCACAGCCTCCCCGGCCTGAACGCCACATCAAGTACCGCCGTTGTTTCTGCTGTCGCCGTGACGGTCACCGGCTTCCCTGCGTAGAGCCACTGGCCACGATAGAGCACCAGCCCCGGCATCTCCGCCGACGTGTTCGCGTACAATGGCAGCGCATGGGGTGTGTTGGTGGCCGTCTCCCTCGCGGTGATCCCCGCCCGCGCCGTGGCCGTGAAAACCGGGGTGATCGGCGCGCCGGCGGTCGCCGCCGCTGTGAAGCTCAGATGCCGCTCCGTCCCGGTCAGCGCGATCCCGGTGTACAATTCCGAAAAGAGTACCCCATCCTCGAAGCTGAAGGGATCCCACAGCCAATCCTCGTCCGTGCTGAGCGTCGTGGCCCATTTGTACGGGCCCACATCGTAATCCAGCACAAATGTGCCGTACTCCGGCCGGCTTTTCACCGCGTTCATCGAAAATCGGCCTTCGTAGTAGTACCCTGGATCGTCCGTGAGTATTGCCCGCATCCTCTGCCCATGCAGAAATTCCATGATCTCGCTCCGGATCAGCCCACTTTATTTGATACACATGCCAGTACGGATGCAAAAGATTTTCGCTGAACGGCCCGTCGAATGCCCAGCCGTCGGTCCCGGTCCCCGCCAGGATCAGCTGGTAGATCTTCCCGTCAAACCGGATCGTATCGCCGTCCTCATACATCCTGAGCGCCTCCGGCTCGTCCGCCTCTTCCAGCTTTCGATAATCCGCATAATAGAGCACGCAGTCCCCCGCCGCGTAGCTCACCGTCTCGTCGAAAACCGTCCAGTCCAGGACCGGGTTGAAGATGATCCCGTGCTCCATGCTCAGATCCCCCTCGCGTCATAGCCGTACTGCGTCCCCAGCTCCTGGTTGATGGCCGGGGTGATCTCGCCCACCAGGGCCCCGGTGTCCAGCACCAGCCGCAGGGACGCGATGGTGTCCACCATCTCCGCCAGCTGTTCGCTCAGCTGGTCCAGCCGGTCCAGCACCGCCTCCGTGGTGGTCTGTCCGGCCTCCTGGGTCTGGGCGATCAGCTCCTCCACCTGTTCCCGGCTGGTCTGCACCTCCGCGCCGTTGGCCTCCATCCACTCGGTCAGCAGCTCCGCCGTGGTCCGCCAGCCCTCGGCCTCCAGGTCGATGCCCAGCCCCGCGATCTTCTCGTCCCGCAGGTCCGCCAGCCGGAAAAAGTCCGTCAGGTTCCCGGCCTGGAGCATCTGCTCGGAGTAGTCCGTGAAGGCATTGAAGCTCCCGCCCCCGGCGAAGAGATCCAAAAACGCCTTTGCCCCGGCCAGCTCATCCTCCGCCGCCTGCCTGGCCTCTGCCACGGCGGCCCCCGCCGCCTGGTGCAGGGCCTCCCGGGCCTTTTCGCTTACCATGCCCTCGGCCACGCCCAGCGTCAGCTGCTGGCCGATGGCGTCCCGGAAGAGCTTCGACGGGCTCGCGATGATGGCTCGGCTCTCCATGCTGCTCCGGGCCGTGGAAACCACGGTCGACGCCGCGGCCTGGACCTGCCCGATGGCCTCCAGCTTGGTCATGCCCGCCGCCACGCCGGCGGCCAGCAGCTCGCCGATCCTCATGCCGCTGCCATAGGCGCCGCTTCCCGCGCTCTCCGACTCCAGGATCAGCCGGCTCACCGACGCCTGCACCTCCGGGGACCCGCTGTCGATCCCGTCGGTCATTCCGGCGATGCCCTCAATGGCCGCCGCTTCAAAAAGGGGCCCGAAGGTGTCCAGGGTGGTATCCACGTCCTCCACCATCAGGGCTACCTGCTCCGCCGCGCCCACGCCCATCGCTTCCATGTGCTGGACGAAGGCGATCTTTGCCGCGTCGCCGCTCTCCACCGCCGCGTCCATGAGGATGCCCAGGTTCTCCTGCCAGTCCTGATGCGCCCGGATGTTGAACGTCAGGTTTTCGGCCATTTCCTCCAGGGTCATATCCATGGAGGTGCCGACCTTCTGAAAACTGTTGATTACGCCGCCGGTGGCGTCGCTCACCGACTTCTGCCAGTCCTCCAGCTCGATCTCGTTTTCTTCCAGCCATTCCGTCAGTTCCCCGACGGTCCCCCCGGCGTCCTCCAGGGCCTGCTGAAACGCCGGATATAGCCCGATCAGGACTCCTTGGCTGTCGATCAGGCCGTCTGTCTGTTCCGCCGCGCCCTCCAGCGACTCCGCCAGCTCGTCCCCGGCCTCTGCCGCGTCTTCCGTGCTTTCCTTCTGCAGCACCAGCATGTGTGCCACGTTGTCGATGGATGTTCCCAACACGTCCGAGGCGTCTTTGTAGCTCAGCGTCCCGGCCGCCACCTGCTCCAGAATCCCGATCCGGGCCTCTTCGTTCCCGCGCAGCTCCTCCAGATGCTCGCTGGCCTCCTCCAGGGCAACCCGATAGGACGCCGCCATGTCCGCGCCCAGGTGCTGACTGGTCACGGTGTTCAGCTGCTCTTGCAGACTGATTACGTTTTCATACGCCTGGGCCAGATCCTGTGCGTTGAACACGTCCTCGTCGAAGCCGCTCAGGATCAGGCCCTTATTGATCCCGTCCGCCAGGTGCAGCACCGCATTCAGCGCGCCTTGCGCGGCCTCCCATGCGATCTCCGGCAGGTTGGCAAAAAATGTGCCCACCGCCTCGCCCAGCAGCTCGCCCAGCTCGCTCACGGCTCCCATGACGCCGCCTTCCCGGATGGCCTCGGTGATCCTCCCCATGCCCTCCGTGCCCCACTCCACCGCGTCCCGCAGGGCTGGCGTCAACTCATCGGATAGGGCGATCTTCGCCCCCTCCAGGGCGCTTTCAAAAAGGGTGACGTCCCCCGCCAGGTTATCCAGCTGGGTATTGGCCATTTTCTCCGCCGCGCCGGCGGAGTCCTCGATGGCCCCGCCAAGCTCTACCCACCGGTCCCGGCTTGTGTTCAGCAGCGCGTTGACGCTGGAAATGTCGGTTTTGTTAAAAATGGTGGAGATGATTTCCGCCTTTTCCGCCGCGCCCAGGCCGTCCAGGGATGCGCCCAGGTCCGCCATGATGTCGTCCAGGCTTCGCAGGTCCCCGTCCGCGTCCTTGGTCTGCACGCCCAGATTTTCCAGCGCGACTGCCGCCGTGTCCGTGGGCGCGGACAGGCTCAGGATGATGTTCCGCAGGTGGGTGCCGCCCTCGGCGCCCTTGATGCCGTTGTCGGCCAGGATGCCCAGGGCCGTGGCCAGCTCCAGGGTTCCACCGCTCATGGTATTGGCCGTGCCGCCGATGGTGAGAATGGCGTCTCCCAGCTGCTCCACGCTGGTGTTGGACCGGCTGGAAGCCGCCGCCATCATGTCCACCAATTCGGAGGTTTCTTCCAGGCTCAGGCCCAGGGCGCTCTGGCTGTCCGTAATCATGTCCGACGCCCGGGCCAGGTCCATGCCGCCCGCCGCCGCCAGATCCAGCACCGTTGGCAGCATGCTCATGGAGGTTTCCGCGTCATAGCCGGCCAATGCCATATAGTTCAAGGCCTCCGCCGCCTGGGTGGCGGAAAAGGCCGTGTTTGCGCCCATCTCCTGGGCAAAGTCCCGCAGCGCCCCGATCTCCCCGGTGGTCACGCCCATGGTGGCGGCCACCTGGCTCATGGCGCTGTCAAATTCTTTCCCGGCGTCCACCGCCGCGGATCCGAAATCCCACACGGCCTTGGCCGCCCCGGCGATGCTCAGGCCTGTGAGTGCCTTGCCCAACGCGCCGCTGAGTGCCGAGCCCGCGCTCAGGCCCGCCGTCCCCGCCTCCTGATTCAGCAGATTGGTCAGCCGGCCCTGGATGCCCTCCGCCGACGGCAGGATCTGCACATAAGCGCTGCCGATGGTGGTCCCTTTGGCCATTTTTTCACCTTCCGATCACAAACTCTTCCCCCGTCGCCCGCTTGTACGCCTCGGCGAACTCCTCCGGGGTATAGCCCCCCCGCGGGGTATTTTTTTCTTCCGTCTTCCGGAGCAGCTTCTCCGCGATGCTTTCCGGCTGGTTCCGGCCCTTATGCCCGTCCGTGGTCCTGGCCCACTGCAGCCACTGCAGGCTGTCCACGATCATGGCCAGCCACAGCTCTCGGCTGTCATAGGCCCGCCCCTCCATCTTTTTGCGGATCCTGGCGTCCGCCGGCAGGCCGGCGGCCAGGACTGCCGCCGTTTTCGGCGGCAGCCCCCGCCAGTCGTAGACGTGATAGAACTGGGCCATGTCGCAGGTCAGCTCATCTTCCCCCGCCGCCAGCATGGCGACGAGGATCAGGAGTTTTTTTCGCTCAGCTGCCCGATGATCTCGGTGACGGCCCGCCGGACCTTCAGGGGCGGGACGCTCCCGTCCTCGTCCTCCAGCGCCTGGTACAGCGCCTCCTTGTGCTCGCCCAGGAGCCATTCCGTGAGCCGTACCAGAGCAAAGGCGTGGCCCTGATCCACGGCGGCCATGTCCTCGATCATCCGCATGTCGCTCCAGATCTTGGCCTCGTCCAGCTCGGCTTCAAACCCGCATTCCAGCTTGATCTGCTTCATGTCCCGTTTTCCTCCCTGTCTCAGGTGCCGCTGCTCGCGGCCTGATAGTAGTCGTACGCGGTGTTGCCGCTGCTGTCGGCGATGGCGGTGATGGTCACCTCATAGCCTGTCACGTCGGTGTCCACATACTGGATCTCGCCGATGGCCGTGATCACGCCCTCCGGGATCACGATCCGGTGGGTGACGCCGTCCACTTCCAGCATGGTCACCACCCACATGTGCGCCGCCTGGGGCGCGTCCGTGGACTGTACGGTGATCCCGGTCGCCAGCGTCCCGCTGGCGTTGCCCATGACCATGCCCTGGAAGTCCACGCCATAGGCCTCGATCACCTTGAAGCGGAAGGTCTCCGTCTTCCGCCCGGCTGTGGCATAGGCCGTGGCCCCGCCCCAGGCCTTGATCACGTTGCTCTCCAGGCTGATGTTCCGCCGGACGCCGTCCTGGCTCACGTAGCCCACGTTGGTGAAGCCGGTGCCCAGGGCTGCGGTGGCCGAAGTGGGCGCCGTGGCCGTGGTGGCCGCAAAGGCGATGCCGCCGCCGATGTCGCTGGCTGCCGGCTTCGCCGCTGTCGCTTTGCTCATGCTCTATCCCTCCAAAAAGTCGATGTTGAAAACCGCCTGATAGCGGTATCGCTTCGTGCGTGTATCGGTGAAATTGTAGTCGCCGCCGCACTCGGCCCGGAATACGTTTTCCAGGCTGTCCCGCGCCGCGGACATGGCCGCTTTCACGGCCTGGTTCAGCTCCGCCGCCGCGTACAGCGTCGGGCCGTAGCTTTGCACGGCGATGGTGGCCTCCTGGAGCCTGTCCCGCTCCCCGGAGCCCGTTTTCTCCAGCACCAGGCAGCTCTCCGGCGCTTCCGGCGGCAGCTCCATGTATGCCGGGACGCCCAGCGCCCCGGCCAGATAGTCCAGGATCGTCACTTCGATCATGCCGTTCCCTCCGTGGCTCATTTTTTGCCCAGGGCCTTGAGCAGGGTGTTGCGCTCCAGGTTGGCCTGATAGGCCTCCCCAGTCTCGGTTTTGATCTCCGCGTTGGCCCGGTTCCGGCCCGTGTAGGTGTTCACGCTGCAGCCCTCCGGGCAGCGGGCCCGGGCTTCTGCCTCCAGCATGGCTGTCACCTCAGCGGAGCGCAGCAGCTCCCGGACCCCCTCCCGGTCCAACTCAAACACGATCCTACTCAATGGCTTCCACCTGCACTCTCCGGTTCCAGGCCCCGGGGACCAGGCCCTGAATGTACTCCGTCACCGGGCCGATGGTCCGGAAGGTCTGGCCGAAAAAGGTCACCTCAGTGTCCTCCCAGTCGTGCCCGTCCCCTTTGGGGATGTACAGGTTGTACACTGCCCGTTTTCCGTACAGGTTCAGGGTGTCCAGGATCTCCTCCGCCGTGGCCGGGGCCACCAGCACGTTTTCCACGTCCTGGGTGGCCTCTTCCCAGATCGGCGCGTGGAAGGGGTCCTCCCCCGCCTGGGTGCGGACGGCCAGCGCCACGGTGATGCCTCTAAACATCGCCGCTCACCGCCAGTTCCTCCACGGGGCTGTAGCTCCCCACCCGGTTCCCCAGGCCCAGGAGCGTCCGCTCCGTTTTCCCGATGTACAGCTCCCCGCTGACTCCGCCCGTGGCGATGGTCCATTGCTGGGTATAGGGCCCGGCGGTTATACTGGCCTGATTGGCCCCCATGGGCATGATGGTGGTCCCCGCCCCGTCCCCCAGGACCCGGCGGACCATGCGGCAGGAAACTACCCGCTTCGGGTCCGCCGCGGCCGCCGGGGCCACGGCGTCGATCAGCACCGCGGCCTCCTCCAGCAGCGCCTCGCAGCGCTCCTGTTCCTCGCTGCTCAGCTCCCGGAAGCCCGCTTCTACCTGCTCAACTGTGGCATAAGCCGCCATGGTCCCGCCTCCTAATCCTGTCAGGCTGCGCTGGGCACCGCGCCGGTCAGCAGGTTGAAACAGTCGGTATCCGCCCGGAAGCCCACCTCGATTTCGGCCCGGATCGCGATCATGTTCTGCTGCCACAGGTTGATGGTGGTGGCGCTGTCGCCGCTGCCCACGGTCACGGTGGCCTGGTCCGTCTTGCTGATCTTCACGCCTTCCACTGTCCCGTACATGGCCTGGGTCCAGTCGCCGGCGATGCCCACGATGGCCGCCACGCCTGCCACGGCGCTGGTGCCGGTGCCGGAGGGTGCAGTGCCCTGGACGTAGATGCCCTTGTTGAAGTAGGTGGGCACTCCCAGGATCCGGGGGATCGCGCCCTCGGACACGTTGTTGACAAACAGCGGCCGGCCGGTGGAGTCCACCGCGCTCAGCAGCAGACCCCTGGCCTGGGCGCCCAGGGCAAAGCCGCTCAGGGTGCCCCCGTGGGTGGCGATGTCCGTGTCCGCCGCCACCAGGCCGTCATAGACGCTGTGGTCCGATGTGGCGATCAGGCTCTGGGACTGGCAGTTGGCGAAATTGTCGAAGTAGGTTCCCGGCTTCTGCACCGCGCCCAGCACCGTGGCGTCAAAGCACTTGCTCAGCGCCCCCGGGATCCGGGCGATCAGCGCGTCATACAGCGCCTTGGCGTCCCGGGTGAATTCCTCGGAGAAGGTTTCGATCACCGCGATCTTATAGGCCGCCATCTGCTTGGTGGTCACCTGGGGGTTGGATACGGGCTTCACGCCGGTTTCCGCCACCCAGCTGGCCGACGGATCGCCGGTGATCACCGGGATCACCACGCCCCGCCCCGGCAGGGTGATCCGGCGGGCCAGACGCATGACGGCGCTGGCTTCCTGGGTTTTCTGCAGGATCTCGCCGCTTACCTCCGCGGGCAGGGAAACTGCCGTTCTGTTCATGTCTGCCATGGTTCAAAATCTCCTTTCATGGTTCATGCCTCCGCGAACCAGTCCGCGAACAGGTCCCGGGTCGCGGTCTTGCCGCTCCCGGTCGGTTCCCCTCCGTCTTTTACGTTCGGGTAGCCGCCGGGCTGGGCGAAGGCCAGGATCGCTTTTGCCTGCTCTTTGCAGGCTTCCTCTGTGTCCCCGGTCAGAAGGCTGGCGGGGACGGTGGTCTCGCCGGCCACTTTCTCCCGTACCAGGCGCACCGCCTCGGCCTGCTTCATGCCGTCCAGCTCCGCCTGCACGGCCTGGAGCTGGGCTGCCGCCTGCTTCACGGCCTCCGCCTGGGCCGCCCCGGTCTGATAGCTCTCCAGGGATGCCTGGGCCGCGGCCAGCTGCTTCTGCAGGTCCTCGGTGTTTTTCTTTGCCCGGTTGATGTCCCCGCCGTTCAGGTCCATGAGCTTCTGGACCTGCTCGTCCGTTGCCTCGGGGAAAATGTCGGTGATGTCTGTGCGTTTCATGATCTGTTGTCCTTTCCCGGCTACGCTTTTCTACGGGGTCGCCTCCCTCGCCGATCGCTAGTTTTACGACGTCCCGGTCAAAAATCCTCCCGCCTCGTCAGGCGGTTGTCGCCTTCAGTGTTTCCGCCAGTTCCTCCACCAGGTCCCCGTCCGGGAAGAACGCGCTCCGGTTCACCTGGATGGCTCTGGCCTGGTTGATCAGCGTCCCGCCGATCAGATAGTCGATGTGGTCCACCATGTTCGGGTTCAGGTTGGTCAGCCACAGGTCCCTGTGCCGCTCCAGGATGAAATCCCGGAAAAAGCTGTCGTCGCCCTTGCCCTCCCGGACAAGCCCCTGATACTGAGGCCGGTAGACCGCGTCCGTCTCCGCCCAGTCTGCGAACTCCCCGGCCAGCGCGTCGGGGATCCGGATGCACTGGAACGAATACCACATGAATCTGGCCGGGACTCTTCCCGCCTCTGGGATGGGCCCGAAGTTCCTGCAGTAAAACCCGCACACGACCCCGTCGTCGTTTTCCTCCGCCTGCCTGGCGAAGTCCCGGCACAGGATCACGTCGTCCTGCAGATGCCAGGTCCCGCCCCCGCTCCTGCCGCAGTCCCGGAAGCTCTCCAGGCAGCTCTTCAAGTTGCCTTTCCCCTCCCGGTCCATCCAGATGGTGATCTCCCGGTCCCGGATGCCCTGCTTACGCATGGATGGGATCAGAAATTCCCGCACATACCACTCCCGCGCCGGGGCAGCGTGGATCATATAGTTCATGGCTCCTCCCTCTCCTGCCGTCTGGCATAGGCCGCCCGTTTCTGGGCGTTGATCTCGTCCCTGTTTTCCGCATAGTCCGCCCGCCGCAGTGCGTTGAGCTTTTCTCTCCAGGTCTCGCCCTCCGCCTGGTCAAAGGCCTCGGCATAGGCCGCCGGGTCGTAGCCCTCCACGCTGGTATCCTTGTCGAAGCGCACGGCATAGGTGCAGTCGCAGTTGGCGTGGATGTGCTCCGCGTGGCCGTTTTTGATGCTCTTTTTGCTGGCCCTCTGCCAGCCCCGCCCCGCCATCATCAGGCAGTAGGCGCAGGTGTCCCCCTGTGGGATCCAGGCCCACTCCGCCCCGTCCCGCAGGGCGTTCTGCATGGTGGTGTCCACGCCGGCCATTTTCACCAGCCGCCCCACCGCGCCGCAGACGAGCTCCGGATCCATGCCCCTGATCGTCCCGTTGATTGCCGCGGCAGTTTCGGCGTAGGTGGCCGTCGCCGCCGGCACTGCCGCCGGCACCGCCGCGCCGCTGGCCGCTGCCATCGCGTCATACATTTCTGCGGCCAGGGCCGCGGCGCCCTCGCCGTACTTGGTGGCCAGCCCGTGGGCATAGGCGATCAGCGTGTCCCGGTCCACGGCCTCCAGCCCGCCGCGCCGGCTGATAAAGGCCTGCAGCTCCGCCGCCGCCCGGTCGTCCAGCGCGGCCAGGGTGCGGAAGAACCGCGCCCAGTCCGCCATGGGGATCACCTTCATCCGCTCACCTCACTCAGTCCCTCCAGCACCGCCAGGCCTCTGGCCCGCTGCTCCTGGGCCCGGATGCGCCGGATGTCCGCCTGATCGAACCCGATCATCTCCAGGAACACGTCCGTGTCCGCAAACCCTTGCCGCGCCGTGGCGATCTTCACCGCCGCGTCGGCGGTCACCGCCACCGACGGCATGGCCGGGTTCCGGAAGTGGGCCACGGCCCCCTGTTCGGCCTCGTCCAGCTCCGCCAGGGTCTTCCCCCCGGCGATGGCCAGGGCCATGCGCCCGATGGTCTGCAGGGCCGCGCCGTTCCCCGTGTTCAGCTGCTCGGCCAGCTGCACCAGGGTCTGGCCCTGGGCCAGGATGGCGTCCGAGCTGGTGGGGTTGGCGTCGTTGACCACCCCCGTGTCCGTCACCGTCAGCCCCGTGGCTGCGGAAAATTGCGTTGCCAGCATCCGGAGCATCTCCACATGGGGGGCCAGGCTGCCCTGGCTGAGCTGGCCGAAGCTGGGGACCTCTCCGGTCTCCGGGTTGCTGGTGGCCGTCAGGATCGAGCCCACATACTGCCGGAATTTCTGATTCACCAGCGCGTCATACTGCTCATTCGTCACGCCCAAAATGTACTTTTGCGGGGCCGTGGCGAATTCCAGGCCAATGGTGGCGTTGGCCACGGTGCGCACATAGCCCTGGATCAGCCGGCGCACCGGCTCCTTGATCCGGCTGCGGCCGAAGGGCTTGGAGCTGGTGGCGTTCCAGATCATGGGTTCCATCAGGGGCCGGCCCATCCGGTGTGGGTGCCGCTCCGCCCGCCAGCG